GACGGCGAGGTTTCGGAAATTCCCGACGGATCGCCCTGTTTGGCGTTGACGGCAAAAATCGCCGCGGGAGTGCGGCGGAGGATTGTCCCCGACATTGCTGAAGGAGATGGGCGAGGGAGGGCAGAAAGTGCCTCTTGTTTTGAAAACTTATAAGATCGACTCAACGGCGTCAAACTCGATGAACAGCGGCAACCCGAATTCGGGCATCCATGAAGTCAACAAATGCCCGTGCCTGGACACAACAGACCCGAACCCTGCGAAAAACCAGGGGGGCGTAATGGTGCTGATGGACCAGGGCGGCGGGCAGATGACCGTGACGGCCGGCAAAACGGGGACGCTGCGCGCGCAGGAGCACGTGCACGCGCCGATAGTCTTGCAGGGCAACTTGATCGGGCGGCGGCCGAAGAACGGCCCCGGCGGAGTCGGATACAGCGCCGAGGGAACCTGTTACACGCTCACCTCGACCGATGTGCCGGGTGTTTGCATGCCGACTGACATGAGGAACGTTACCCGGACAGGGTTATGCAGCGGTTTTGGAGGGAAAAACAATGGCAGAAGAAACAACAGCTAGGGTGCGGCGGCTGATGCCCGTCGAGTGTGAGCGGTTGCAAGGCTTCCCCGACAACTGGACGAGGATTCCGTATCGGGGAAAGACAGCGGAGCAGTGCCCCGACTCCCCGCGCTATAAGGCGATAGGGAACAGTTGGGCTGTTCCCGTGGTGCGATGGATAGGGGAAAGAATTCAACGTGAAATCGATGGAATGTCAGTATTATGCGATGGCGAACGAAGACAAGGAGCTGAACGGTGAAGGCTGACAGGATTGTTTGCTGGTTCTCGTGCGGAGCGGCGTCCGCCGTCGCGACCAAGCTTGCCATCCAGGAGAACGCGGGGAAGGTTCCGCTCGTTGTCGTGTGCAACCTCGTCAGGGAGGAGCATCCCGACAACAGGCGGTTCCTCAAGGAGTGCGAGCGCTGGTTCGGGCAGCCTGTCGAGGTGCTGGAGAACAAGAAGTACGGCGGCTCTGCGGAAGCGGTGTGGAAGCACGTCCGCTACATGGCGAACCGCTGGGGCGCGCCCTGCACGCTGTACCTGAAGCGGGAGATGCGGCGTGCGTTTCAGAAGCCGGGGGACCTCAACGTGTTCGGCTACACGGCGGAGGAGCAGCACCGCGTGGACCGCTTCATAGACGCCAACTCCGACACGCGCATATGGCCTGTGCTTGTCGAGCGGGGATTGAGCAAGACGGACTGCCTCGGCATTCTCTCCAAGGCGGGGATCGAAATTCCCGTGATGTACAGGCTGGGCTACAACAACAACAACTGCATTGGCTGTGTGAAGGGCGGCCTCGGGTACTGGAATAAGATCAGGCAGGACTTTCCTGAGATCTTCGAACGCAGGGCGAAGCTTTCCCGCGCGCTTGGCGCAAAGCTTCTGGAGCACAGGGGCAAGCGCATTTTCCTGGACGAGCTGCCGCCTGGCGCCGGCAATTACAAGTCTGAACATTCCGTCGAGTGCGGGTTCCTGTGCGAGCTTGCGCTTGGGGAGATGAGTGATGCCGAGAAGCAAACGACCCCGTAAAAAGTACCGCCCCAAGGTCGGGACGCAGTTGCGCGGGGCGGAGGTCATGGACGACTTCTGCTTCCGCGTCGAGAGCTGGGACTCGACCAACTGGCAGATCGCGGCGCGGATGCACCTGCTCAATCCCTTTGACCAGATCCTTCGGGGCAAGGGCACCGAGCGTGACTGGGCGCAGGCGAAGACCAACTTCATTGAGGGCTGGGCAACCGCCTCTGAGTTTGAAGAACGGGACCGCATCCGCCGCGAGATCAAGGCGGCGAACAAGCTGCTGCGGGTGGCGTACGACTACTTCGGCAGCAAGGGCGAACTGCTTGCAGCCAACGTGGAGGCCGCCCGCGACGTGTGCGGGCTGATCCTTGACATGTGGCAATCGATGAACCCGGGCGAGGTGACGCAGGGGTGCAGAAGCCTGAAGCACAACCCCGCCGCGATGACGGCGATGGAGGAGGAGATGGAAAGATGAAGTACCGAATTAAAGATGAAACTGAGCGAAGATTAATAAAAGCTCTCTTCGGGATTACAGAATTCACATCGGAATTTCAAGACAATTCGCTGAGTATTCGAGTATCTTTTGCCGGGGATGATTTCGGCGTTTGGTCGTTTGAAACCGAACCAGTTCAAGAGCTCGCCGATGGTTGGAATCCTTATCCGCAGTCAAAGCCGCAGAAAAATGGAAAGTATTTGATCGCTATTGGCGAAGGTGACTTATGTTTTGTCGGCATCGGTAATTTCGCAGGGAAATCATTTGCCGCTTGGAATCCCGACATTATTGCTTGGCGAGAAACGCCGAAGATTTGGAAGGAGATGGAGAAATGATGTTTGATTACGACTTGCAAAATCACATACGAAAGATCTTGCGGATGCAGCCTAGCGACGGCGTTTTGCTCGACAAGGTGCGCGAGGAGTGCATTGAGCTTGCTGATGCCGTAGGCAATGCCGGGCAGTGTCCGATCGGCGATTGGGGCAGGGATGCCCGCTTCAGCGTCGTGTCGGAGATGGCTGACGTGGCGATCATGCTTAGGCAGCTTGCGCTGAGGCTTGAGTGCGTCGCCGAATTTGACGCGATGGTGGAGTACAAGGTCGCGAGGACGGAGCACGAGATGGCGCAGGCAGAGAACAGCAATACATGACAGGCTCCGCCGTTACGAAAATGCCCTCATCGAAAGTGAGGGCATTTTTTCATGGCAAGTCGGGAACAGCTTCAGGAGATCGCAGAGCAACTGGCGCTCTGCTACGCGGATCCGCTCCGCTTTGTGCTGTGGGCGTTCCCTTGGGGGAGCCTGCCCGAGATGAAGCTGGTGCCGCTCCCGGAGCCGTGGGCGTCGCGCTATCCGCAGTGTAAGTTCGGTCCTGACAAGTGGGCCTGCCAGATGCTCGATGACATCGGGCGAGAGGTGAAGCAGCGGAACTTCGACGGCTTCCACGCCGTGGATCCCATCCGCATGGCGGTTGCCTCCGGCCACGGCATCGGCAAGTCCGCGCTCACGGCGTGGCTGGTGTGCTGGATCCTCGGCACCCGCCCCAACTCCAAAGGCGTGGTGACCGCCAACACCGCCGCCCAGCTCGAGACGAAGACTTGGGCTGAGATCAAGAAGTGGCTCAACCGTTCCGTGCTCAAGGATTTTTTCGAGGTGAAGTCCACCTCCATCGAGGCGAAGGAGTCGCCCGAGTCGTGGCGCGTGGACGCCTTGACCTGCCGGGAGGAAAACGCTGAGTCGTTCGCAGGCCAGCACTCCGCGTCCTCGACCTCCTTCTACATCTTCGACGAGGCGTCCGCTATCCCCGAGGCGATCTTCGACGTTGCCGAGGGCGGTCTGACGGACGGCGAGCCGATGATCTTTCTGTTCGGGAACCCGACCCGGAACAGCGGGCGGTTCTTCGAGTGCTTCCACAAGCGCGCCCGCTACTGGGACACGCGGTCCATCGACAGTCGGTCGGTCGCGATCAGCAACAAGAAGCAGATCGAAAAGTGGCGAGAGGAGTACGGCGAGGACAGCGACTTCTTCAAAGTTCGCGTCCGCGGGGAGTTCCCGAGCGCAGGCGCCGACCAGTACATCCCGCGCGAGATCGTGAGGGCGGCGATGGAGCGGGAGTCCCCGCAGGTGAACCGCGCGACCTGCGCGGTCGTGGGCGTGGACGTGGCGCGCTACGGCGATGACGACACGGTGATCGCCACCCGCATCGGCCGCGACGGCAAGGGCGTTCCGCTCAAGCGTTACAACGGGCTCAAAACAACGGAGGTGGTCGCCCGGGTAAAGGAGCACGTGCGGTACCTGCGGACGCTTGGCATCAAGCGCATCCACATCTTCATGGACGAGGGCGGCGTCGGCGGCGGTCCCGTGGACATGCTCGAGGAGGACGGCTTCCCCGTGCGGGGCGTCAACTTCTCGCAGAAGACGGACGATCCCGTTGTCTACCCCAACAAGCGCGAGGAGATGTGGGGGCGGCTCGCCGAGTGGCTGAAGGAAGGCGCCATCCCGGATGACCGTGAGCTGGAGGAGGACCTCGTGTCCCCCACCTACAAATTCGACGTGCAGGGGCGGCGGAAGCTCGAGAGCAAGGCGGACATGAAGAAGCGGGGACTGAGGTCTCCTGACGCGGCGGACGCCTACGCGATCACCTTCGCCTACTTGGTGGACGAGTACGCAGATCCTGAGGAGCGGGCGAGGTCGAGGATGTCGCGCGAGTCGCGGCTGTCCTACAGCCCTGTGACAGCAAG